GTGCCGTATAAAAAAGTAAAGTTCATTGATCTATTTTCGGGAATGGGTGGTACGCGCCTAGGATTCGAGCAAGCGTTTCGAAGGGCAGGTTTTGAAACTGAGTGCGTGTTTACATCCGAGATAAAAGAGTCAGCCGTAGTTGCATATAAGAAATACTTTAACGAGCAAGATGTCGCTGGAGATATTACAAAAATAGAATCTGAAAAAATTCCAGATTTTGATTTTTTACTAGGTGGTTTCCCCTGCCAAGCTTTCAGTGTAGCTGGGAAACTGCGTGGATTTGCTGACACGCGCGGGACATTGTTTTTTGAGATTGAAAGAATCCTTCGTGATAAGAAGCCTTATGGCTTCTTACTTGAAAACGTTGAGGGATTAGTTATTCATGATTCGGAAAACAATTCAGTCAAGCCTGGAAGAACATTAAAAACAATAATATATAAACTTGAGACAGAGTTAGGCTATTCCGTTACTTGGAATATTCTGGACGCCCAAGATTTTGGATTAGCCCAAGCCAGAAGGCGGATATATATAGTTGGTACAAAAAACGGAAGAATTTCATTGGAAAGTTTCCCGCAGAAATTTTCTACTTTTAGCGAAGTCATGGAATCCGTGTCTGAATCCAAAAATGGTGAGTTCGCAAAAAAATTATTCGAAAACTATAGGCCTGAAGATCTTTATGGCAAGGCTATGAAGGATAAACGTGGTGGAGAAAATAATATTCACAGTTGGGATATAGGCGTAAAAGGACATGTAACCCCAAATGAAAAAACTCTACTCAATGCAATTTTGCTGGAACGAAGGAAGAGACACTGGGCTGATAAGATTGGAATTGATTGGATGGATGGTATGCCATTGACAATCGAGCAAATAAGTACATTTCATGATGTCGAAGACTTACAAATTATGCTAGACAAGCTTGTCGAACAAGGGTATTTAGTCTTGGAACATCCCAAAAAGAGGGTTATATCTGAGAAATCTACACTTGATAGAACATTATATGAGCGAGTTGAAGATAAAAGTAAGCCAAAGGGCTATAACATAGTTGCAGGTAAATTGAGTTTTGAATTTAGTCGAATTCTGAATCCCCAATCTGTTACCCCAACATTAGTAGCGATGGATATGTCAACAATTGGAGTCATCGATAATGGTGGAATTAGAAAATTGACGCTTCGAGAGGGCCTAAGACTCTTTGGTTATCCTGAAGATTATTACATGGGTGACTTCGAAGATACTAAAAAAGGGAATAAACAAGGGTTTGACTTACTTGGCAACACCGTCTGTGTCCCAGTAATAGAAGCAATAAGTTCACGAATGGCAACGCACTATATTTCTGTATTGAATGGAGGCGTAGATCAATGACCGAGCAGAAACCGAAAAAACTTACGATAGAGGATTTTGTGAAATCAGTGACTATGTTCTACATAGACCCTGCGCTTGAGAAGGATTATGCGGAACGTGTATCCGCCAGTGCAGTTGAACTCCAAACGCTGTTATTGGGAATAGGCACGCTCGATGGTCTTAAAAAATACATCACTGATTATAAAAAATCTATTGATCATATTACCAGCTTACTAAATATATCTGAAGAAAAGTTTAAACGTATCATTACAATGATTCGTATTCAAAAGAAACATATGCCTACCTCCGAGTGGTCTCTTTCTAAAGTTCGAGAGCAAATGATTACTAATCCCTCATTCATGGATGAAATTTGCGATCTGCTTATGAGAGGCGCAACAATAGAAAAATTCAAAATGTTGATTCCGGCTTACTATCTTGATAACTTTCAAATAGATGTCTCTACTCTTGGTCGGCTTGCAAGTAATGATGATATTTGCAGATTAATCAAGAAGGGTTTGGAGGGTAATTACAATAACAGAATCGGCGATAGTTTTTTTAAATACGCGTCTAATATCATTATACGAGAGTGCAAATCGAAGGGGATAACTTTTGATATTAGGAACAACGTGTCAATTGTGGGAAAAATTATCAGTGTTGCTATACCTGATAAAGTGAATCCGAAATTACTAATAGACATTACCTACGGGATTACAACTTCAAGCACACAGACAACTTATGCCAAGCGAGCTGAAGAAACAGCTGCAAGACTTAGGGTTTATAATTCAAACAAACCACAGAGAGAACAAATTGGATATGTAAATGTAGTTGATGGTGCGGGGTGGGTCGCCCGACAGTCTGATCTAAATAAAATCGAGCGATGTTCCGATTATTTGCTTAATCTCAAATCACTTGCTAATTTTAGCGATATACTAAGTTACTATCTTTGACGGGGGAAACAAAAAATGAACGCAGAACAAAGGAAATCTGAACTTAAAAGAATTCAAGAAACATCTGAGCCATGTATGACTGGAATAACGCTCACGTACCATGGTGAACGTAAAACGTTCAACGCTTATAGGATTCCTCTAAGCTTTCTGACTTACAATCCATATAATGGACGAATAGGCAGCGTGGTCAAATCATATGAAAGACAAAATCATGCGCTCGACTCAGATAATCCTGACGATATTGCTCTTATTGAGAAATTTTTCTGGGAGTCAAAGAAGGAGGCAAACGAGAGGACGAAGAGGAGTCTGCTTGAAGACCATCAACAGCGATTTGGCATTGTAACTGCTGATGGGCGAATCATTGATGGAAACCGCCGCGCGAGCCTCTTAAACAATCTTTGGCGCGACGATAGTATTCCAGCAAATCTCAAACAGCATACTCAATTCTTCGAAGCAATCATTCTCCCGATTGATGCAGATAGAAGAGAAATCCTACGCCTTGAAACTACTTATCAGATGGGAGAGGATGCAAAGGTTGACTACGGTCCCGTAGAAAAGTACCTTAAGGCGGGTGATTTAGCAAACGAGGGATTCTCTAACCCTGAAATTGCTAGTTTTATGGGTGTTAAATTGACGGACGTAAAAATGTATCTTGATGTCCTGAAAATGATGGATGATTACTTGGAAACATATGGCTATACTGGAATATATACCGTTCTTGATACAAGAGAGGACTCTTTCCAAAAGCTCGATAGTGCATTACGTGGCTATGCCGCTGGTGGAGTTTCAAAAATGTGGGGTTATGATGTTGAAGCGGATGTTTCTGATTTGAAAAGTATCGCCTTCGATTATATTCGTATGGGTCTAGATCAACATGATTTTCGAGACATTATCAGAAAACCTAGCAAAAACAACACCGATGCAAGTTTCTTTTCAAATGAAGAAATTTGGCGTCAGTTTACAAGTACACACTTTGAGACAGTTGATGAGATCCACGAGAAACCCGTTGAGGATATGATTCGGGAGAACCCAGGAGCAGATGTTGGACGTCTTCTTCGTGCCAGGGATAATGAGTGGAAGAATGCTGTCGGTGAGAATCTTGTAGAAAACTTTCAACGCTCACGTGATAAGCTATATAACAAACAGCAAGCTGCAGAGCCTATTAAGCTACTTCAGAAAGCATGGGAAGCCATTTCTGCAGTTGATACTAATCAAGGCTCTTTCAAGGATGCTCTTAGAGCCAAGGAATACCTTGATAAAATTGACAAGAAGATAAAAGCGTGTGTTGAAATCTTGCGATAGTTGGGTGGGATCGATATGGGTGCATTGCGCATTGATTCAAATTTAGCTGAGAATCGACTTTTAGTCACTGGAGAGGTAGGGCAACTCTTCGCAAACCGACGTGCCGTTCGTTTTCTCAAAGATAACACGGATTATACTCTGTCAGATAATGTGGTTTATATTTCTATTACCGACAATTTGAACAAAAGTATTGATAGGGTAAGGACAGCGGCAATGTTTGCCAAGTGCGATATTGAGCTTTCTGAAAATGCGAATGAGGGCATCCAATCATACATCGAAGAGGAGAGAAAGTTTGCAGAATTTTCAGCGAAAGCGCTTGCGATTCGAAATAACGAATGTGAGCTGAAAGATTTTCAATCGTTCCGCGATGCCCTCGTAGCGCATATGCCTACCAGAACACTTTATAGCTTACAGATGCTTTCAGCGTATCATTTGGCGTTTTCACAGAATGCCTGCAATTTCTCAGTACCAGGCGCTGGGAAGACAAGTATTGTTTACGGAGCATATATATACCTGAAGAATCTGCCGGAGGGGCATCCACGGAAAGTCGACAAGTTGCTGATTATTGGCCCTCTAAATTCTTTTGGGCCGTGGGAAATGGAATTCGAGGAGTGTTTTGGAGAAAAACCAGCGTCGAAGCGTCTCGCAGGAAAACTGCAAATAGATGCAAAAAAGCAGTACTTGTACGACAACAACCCAGCTGAACTGACGCTTATTTCCTATGCATCGGTGATGTCCCTTACCGACGAGCTTGGATACTTTCTGAGGAAGCATAGGGCCATGGTAGTTCTTGATGAGGCCCATAAAATCAAGAATACGAATGGTGGAATTATTGCTCAAAGCATTATGTCGTTGGCGCAATACAGTAAGGCACGGGTTGTCCTTACGGGAACACCTGCGCCTAATGGATACGAGGACTTATATAACTTATTCAAGTTTATCTGGCCGACGAAGGAAATCATCCGGTTTCATATTGGTCAGCTCAAGGATATGTCGAGGACACAAAACGATCCAAGGGTAGATAGGTTACTAGATTCTATCTCCCCATTCTTTATTAGAATTAAGAAGAGTGACCTAGGGATACCTCCCGCGACAAACATCCCTCCCCTCGTGGTGGCGATGGGCGATAGTCAACGACGGATTTATGATTATATTGAAAAAAGGTATATCTTCGATATTGCAAATAGCAAAGATCAGCGATTCCAGAATGAGTTAATAAGGGCAAGGCTTATCCGTCTTATGCAGGCATCGACAAATCCTGCGCTCTTACGTCAACCTTTGTCAGAATTCGCCGCGATTGAGGGTGTTGACTTTAGTATAGTTCAGGATGACACTTCAATGCTTAATGAAATCCTACGCTATTCGGAAGTCGAAACCCCTGCAAAGTACATAGCCGTCAGAGATATTCTCCAACGCATCATTGCCAGTGGCGAAAAGGCAATAGTCTGGGCGTGCTATATTAAGAACATTGAATTATTGCAGGATTATCTGCGACTGCAAGGCATTGATTCGCGTATACTTTATGGCGCGACCCCAGTAGCTGGCGATGGAATAAGTGAGGATGATGAGGAATATTCCTTTACTCGAGAATCTATTGTTCGAGAATTCCATAAGGCAGATTGCCCCTATAGTGTTATAATCGCCAACCCGTTTGCGGTTGCAGAATCGATATCGCTCCATAAAGCATGCCATAATGCGATATATTTGGAGCGTTCTTTCAATGCTGCCCATTTTCTGCAATCGAAGGATAGGATTCACCGGTACGGGCTTAGTAAAGATGTCGTTACGAATTATTATTACTTACTTTCTGACGATTCCATAGACTCGACAATTCATGAACGACTTGCTGAAAAGGAACGTAGGTTGTTGGAGATTATTGAGAGTATGCCTATTCCACTCTTTGACAACAACCTTGAGGATGGTGGAGATGACGATATAAAGGCGGTGTTGAGGGATTATGCAAGAAGATCTAAGGCGAAGTAACACCATAGGTGACACCCGCGGGATTAAATACTTTGCTGACACTGTTCTCAGAAGTGACGCAATATCGAGAGACTCTGCTCGGCAGATATGTTCGTTTGTGGACGGCATAAGAATTAACTTCAACGGGGCAGTTGCCTTTTTTGAATATTTGGGGTTCATCGAAATTTCGATTGATTCATTAAAATCAACCGAAAACGGGAGGACTCTCTATTCGTTACTTCCGGATGGTTTTGAGGAAGCCTTATGTGATGCATGCCTTAACAAGATAACTACCGATGAAATTATCGATATTAGTGCGTTGCGTTTTAATGCTGAAAGGGGCAGATACTATATTCAGAGGCATGGTTTCCCGATTGCCGCCGCCGTTTTCAGGAATGTTCTTTTACAGCTTGGCGCATTGTCAGAGGTGCGTGATGGCTCTGGTTCCTTAGAAATCAGAGAATATTATGAAACTATCTTTGCGAAGGTTCAAAAGAAGACAAAACGAATGATGTCCCTAAATATGCTGAAAAAGCAAATGGAACTTCAGGAACGTCAGGGCGAAGCTGCCGAGGAGTATGTCGTGAGTTATGAAAAGGCTCGTTTGTTAGCTACAACATATTCCGAAAAGATTAAGCGTATTTCGGGTATTGATGTTTCTGCTGGATATGACATAGTTTCATTTGAAGAAGAGACGTCTGTTCGGTTTGACCGTTTCATAGAGGTTAAGTCGTTTGTTGGTCAGCCACATTTCTACTGGTCAAAAAACGAGGTCGAAATCGCATCCTTATATGGCGATAAATACTACTTATACCTCATAGATGCCGAAAAAGTTGTGGAGTCTGATTATTCTCCAACCATCATTCGAAACCCAGCAAAGATAATTATTGAATCCGATGGCTGGCTGATGCAACCTACTTCATATTTGGTACAGCCGACAGGGCAGGGTGGTTCTAGTCTCTAGTTCGCTATTAATGCTCCTAGTTCATATGCATGTGGAACAAATACCAACCAAGATCAGCTCATGGAGGAGATTTGATGAGATTCTTCAAAAAGCGCCTGCAAAAAGTAGCATACAAAGCATTGTCAGTGGTTCTTCTGTGTTCATTTGTCTTCTTACCTTTCAAATTAGCTTTAGCCGAATCTTTTTACACATGTTGGAATTGTCACGAATTTAATTCTAGAGATGAATCGGAAAATTGTTCGCAATGCGGATGGGATATGTGCGAAACATGCGGTGCATGTTCCCCCGATTGCGTAAGCTCCAGAGTTACCAAAGCAAATCCTGCAGAAGCCACGTTTTATTGTTGGAATTGCCGAGTTATCAATTCTACAGGCGATTCTACAAGCTGTTCAAAGTGCGGATGGTATAAATGTGTTGCATGTGGTGTTTGCTCTCCTGATTGTGTGAATTCTAAAGTATATGCCAGGATTTCGAAATTTGTTGATTATAAGCACCTAGTATCATACGTCTTTCCTGCAGGAGTGCTACTTTTTATTGGTTTGATTTTCATAAAAAGCAAAAAGAAAAAGCGTTCTTCTTCTAAAGACGTGAAATAATCAAAACGATGCAAGTCTTCTCGAAGCCTATCTATGGACAATATGGAAAGATAGGTATCTCCATGTCTTTGATTGCAATACAAAAAACGCCGCGCATATGGCGGCGTTTGATTTTTGTGATTCTATTAGATTTTAGCAGGTCTCTGAATTCGTCCCCATAAATCATGTACAAAGCTCGGCCCTCTGCCAAGCGCCACTCCGGTAAGCGCATACAGCACATACAGCAACACCGGCTGAGTGATTTCAACCACCCCCACGAGAAAGTTGATCCTTGCCACGACCGCGATCACGATCCCTATGCTCATACTCACGATCTCTGCGACCGTGATCTTACCCGCGGTTTTGTCCCAAATGGGCTTCATCGTCTGCACGATCGCCTCCACAAAGAGCGCTAGAATAATCAAATTTGCCAAACCCACAATAGTTCTCCTTTCATTTATCTCACAGCGTCATCGCTGATGGTTCCAATTGTGTTTCCCTGTCCGAGGAACGGTTTGATTGCTTTCAGTAACACACCTCACACATTGCCGGGCAGCACTTCGGAGGCGAGATCACAATAGATATACCCACCCGAACCGTTGTAATCGATCTGGTACCAATCTTCAACGACACCATACAAGGAGTAAGTGTCGTTTTTCTTTGCCCGCCCTATGATCGTATATTCCAGCCCCGGCCCGCTGCGCACGTTGCACCACTTGTTGATCTCATCCACTATGATTTTCCCAACTACCTTAAGACTGCTTTTTTCAGACGTGTCGCTCGCGCTGTTGCCGTCCTCCAACACCATGAGCACATGCCCATTGCGGAGGTAGATGCCACCTCGCTTGGCCAGCTTGTCTGTGCTGATGTGCACGCTGTCGCTATAGGACTTAAACTTGCCTGTCGCCAACAGCTTGCTTCGTAGATTGCCCGTGTAGCCGTCCGGAGCTATACTCAAGCCCGCTAGGATAAAGCAGCTGATCGCCAACGTGCTGCAATCGAAATCACCGTGCGCGCCGGATACATTTCCACCGACTGCCATGATCGAACGGTAGCCGTCCCAACGGCGCACCTTGTCCTGCGAGTATCCGAAAGCATTGTCAGCGCCGATCTGTTCCATATACTGCGCCGCACACTCCGCCATGACAGAGTCAGTGCATTCGAGATAGTATTGCCACACGCGGCCGGCGCTGTTCTTTGCATACCAAGTGCTGATTGCGATCTCTTTGCCGGTCTGGTCGCCAGGGGTTGCACCGATCGTCTTGCCCAGCTCGTCCATGACTGCATGCCCGATTCTAATACTCATCTAACCCTCCTCTCAGAAGACAAACGATGCGAGGTACGCAATCAGCGCGCCAAGTGCAAGAGAAACGATCCTGTCGAGCCAGACTCCGCCTTTGCTCTCCAACGCGCGAAGCCTCGTTTCTTGATCCGCGGTTTGCGCCATGGATTGTTTCTGCATGGTCGCCATCTCGGTCACGAGCCGCGTGAGATTGGCAATAGCTGTGTCGTTCTGTGTAATCGCTTCTTTATCGCGGCTGAACCGATCGTCGCAGAGCCTCTTCTGCACCTCGTATTCCTTGCGTTCGATTGCCTCCATTTGTCATATCCTCCTGTTCCCGCAGTCTGCGGAAAGCGCTCCAATAAAAAAGAGCCCTGCGGCTCAATATCATTCTGTCGGAATCTCATCCGGTGATAGCATTGCCGCGGCGAGTTCTTCATATGTCAATACCGGAACTCCATCCCGAATGAACGCACCATCGACGTACTGATCCCCGATCGCGACCGGCCGCGCGGTCGCCAGTACCGCGTTCGGAAAGTCCTTCAAATTCTTTGCGTACATCGAGATGATGTTCACCACGATGCCGTTTTCAATCAGCGCAAACGTTCTCGGTCCCATATAGCCTCCTTATCTAGCGTTTCGAATGATTACAATGCCGGAGCCACCATGTCCACCGTTTTTGTTATATGCGCCGCCACCGCCGCCACCGCCACCAGTGTTTGCTAAAGCATTAGCGCCTACAGTATTCCAACCACCGCCATTCGCGCCAGAATCTAAGCCCCCAGCACCGCCATAACCATCGGAATACTGTCCACCGCCACCTCCGCCACCGCCGCCATAGCGGTAACCAGTGCTTTCCCCAAATGCTCTTGTTGTAGTACCCTGTCCCGTGCCATATGCAGTTGCGCCATTAGAACCACCGGTATAACCCGCATGATGTGTGGATGTATTGTTTGGCGCACCCCCACCAGAACCACCATTCGCGTCAGAACCGCCGCTTGACGATTTGCCAAAACCGGATGATGTACCACCACCACCCCAGTTGATAGCGCCACCCGCTCCAATGATGATTGGATAAGAGTTACCTTTTACTAACGCGTAACCGTACCAACTATTAACAAATCCGCCACCGCCACCAGGCCCACCAACATATGTGCTTAATGGGTTGCGTCCGCCTGCACCGCCGCCTACGCAACATATATCGATTTGCAAATCTTTGTTGGGCGTAAAAGACCCGGACGTCAAAAATTTGAGCTGCCAGTTATGATCTCCATCGTCCACCCACAGACAGTCACCGGTGTACGTGAAGTCATCCTCGGTAAACCCTCGGGAGAGTATGCTGTTTGTTTTGCCGAGGTATCCGGCAAACGCAAACGGAAAATGCCTGCGCTCTACAACGGAAACCGTGCTTTTCGCCGCCTGCGAGATGGAAGCGACAGCAATCAACTGCGGAGCGCCAAGCAGGAAGCCTACCGCGAGCGCTGCGAAGATCAGATAAGGAATTCCCTTGTACAGGATCGGAACGCCCCGCTTGCTCCGGCGCTCCGCGCGGTTTCGTTCCAGCTTCATATTCACCTCACCTCCAGCAGATGATTGTCGGAATCGTAATGTCCGCTGCAGGCACTTCTGAGGCATAAAGATAGATGCCGCCGTCATAACAGTCCGCCACGGGCGCGAAGATCCCGCTGACCGCATCTACCGCGCCAAATACCACATGCGGCACCATGGTGGAAAGAGCGCCTGTCAGCGCAACAAAAGCGCGAAACGGAAAGTCCGCGTAGGTCGCGTTGGATACAAACGCCGCATTGTCCACAACGGTATTGAAAAACTGCAGTCGCGCGGCCTCCGCGCTGACATTCGAGCGCGCCTGTGCTTTCTCTGCATCCGTGAGCACCTGCGCGCCGCCGTAGAAGACGAACTTCGCAGGATCGTCTCCGCCCGGTTCGTGTGTCGCGGCATGGTCGATGACCGCTTCTCCCTGCAGGTCGTAGACAAGACCCTGCGCTTCGCTGAGGATTTCGTTGAACTGCGCGACCGCCATGGAGGTGTCGACCTCGGTCGTTTCGGTTACGACCCCGCAGACGGATGCATCGAGCCGCTCGTCCGTGATCATCCCCACCGTGATCGCCAACGTACCCGCCGCCACGCTGATCCGCCCAAGCGAGATCTGCCGCAGAGACGCGTCGTTCGTCAGCGCGGGAGCAATCGGCGACACCGCATTGGTGCCTTTGAGCACCTTGATCTCCGGCAGCTGCGTGTAGTTCGGTGTGGACCACTCGACGATCACGCGGTCGATGCGATTCAGCACACCGTCAGCTGTCGCAACTGGCAGCTGCAGCAGCGCCGCAGTTACCGCAAAAACGTCGTTCCAGAAATGGATGCCGTTGCCGCTTGCGTCGGTCAGCCATCCGCCGCCGTCCGAGACGGTCACCGCCATGCCGGGTGTGGTCAGCGCCGCGACGGCGAGCTCACCCGGCGCACCGTAGACCCCGCGTGTCCGCCCGTGATGCCAACGCATAACGTTTTCCGCGCCGATCTCTTCATTGACATTGTTCGGGTAGCTTTTTATCTGCGCCATGCTAATTTCATCTCTCCAATCACTGTGATTTCCGGTTCGCCGAGCACGATGGACACCGTCTCGCTTTGCGCCTGAATCGTGCGTTTCACGCCCTGTATGATCGCGGTGAACTGCACACCAAAGCGCCTGGACACGCACCGCACGCGGTCGCCCATTCGGTATTTGACCCCGTATTCGCCCGGATCGACGCGGACGGAGAAGCCCAGGCTTCGCACCCGTTTGGCAGCCTCGGCAGCACCGGCGGCGTCTAGCCTCGCTTGAAATGCCGCGAGCGGCTCAGCGCTCTCCTGCTTCAACCGTGAATCGTGCCAGTACTCGTAGCGGTCCGCGCCTGTTGCTGTGCCCACCGTCCGCACGGCGGTCGAACCGTCGGTCAGCGTCCCCAGCACATAGATGACGTTTTTGAACAGGCTTTCGTCGTCCTCGATCTTCAGATCGCGCGCGGTGCCCTGCTCGTCCGAGAAGATCACAGCATGCGATCCGGTCGTCAGATCCGAGCCCTTGTAGAGTTCAAAGATATGCTTGCGGGTCTTGGTATCGAACCGCATACGCTGACCGAGCTCAACCGCTTTGAGAATCGGCATGATTTCATCCAGCACCTGTCCGCCGAAAAGAATCGCGCTGTGCGTCCCGGAGAGCGCCTGCAGAGGCGCTGTCTGCACGTTCGGCAGGCTACGCAGATTCGTGTTGACCGCGGCGTAGATGCCGCTTTCCACCGTTGAAATGACGGCCGGCGATGTAATCGTCCGCTTGCTGAGCAGCCAGTTGGTCGTGTAGCCATTGACCGTGATCCGATCCTGCGAGGTATCCGGGGACACACGCGTGACCACCATGGCCTGACTGATCTTGCTGCGGTAGAGAATCGCGCCCTTGACGAGGTGCTGGATGTTGTAGTTGGTCGGCGGCACGATCAGCGTGAATTTGCCGATGTCGTTGTACCATTCTTCCGTCTGGTACGAATTAGCCCTGATTTCATGGTATCCGGTCAAATTCGGGTTAAATGCTACTAGCATGTGAGTATCGCCACCTTTTCAATCGCCGCGTCGATGCTCGCCACAAGGTTCGCAGCACCTTCGTCCGCCTCCGTCTTGATCAGGTTGTCGCCGACCGCCATGGAGGCGAGCGTGTTCTCGATCTCGAGATCACCGCGGATGTCACCGTCGATGGTCGAGGTGACATAGGTCAGATTGTGTGTGATCCGGATGGTCACACGCTCGCCGGCCACCATGGTGCGGTTGAGCTGCATATATTCGCCCGTGATCGCGTTAACCAACCGCGGGTTGACCACCGGCCCTTTCGCGTTCAGCGTCGCGGTAAACGGACACGCAACCTGTCCGCTGTTTTTGATGTTGATGAACGCAGTGTCGATCGTTTCCCCGAAACGGTATGGTTGCGAGATATTCCAGGGGAATTTGAAACGCGGCAGTACACCGGTTAGGATCGTCTTCGTCGCCTGATCCAGCATCCAGTACGGATAGGGAGCCAGCAGCGAGAACTGAAAGCCCGGGAAGCGCAGGCTGCTGTCGACCACGGGCGTCGCGGTCGGGGTCACGATGCGGTAGTATGTCCCGTTGTGATACAGCCGCGCGCCGACATCCGGCAGCACGACCGCAAAGAGCCGCTCCGCGCGTGCTTCGATCTGCGCCCGGGTGCCAAAGATGTAGCCGGTGACCGTCATGGGCACCGACTGCACCACACGCGATTGCACGGTAGTGCCGATCTGGCCAATGCCCTGCGCCTGGTTTGCACTGACGGATATGCCGCTCGTGCCTGTGATGGATGTGATCCGGTACCCGTTGGCGGCGCTGAGCACGAGCGAGTCGCCGTTGTCGTTGACATACGTAAAGATATCCCTCATGTGGACACCGCCCATCTGCCGCGCGCAAACGCGGCGTAGGTCGCGTCAGCCGCTTCCAACGCCGTTTCTTTGTCCCGGGCGTAGATGTGAAAGACGTATTGCGGCACACCGCCCGCTCCGGACGAACCGGTAGGATTGCCATTCACTTTCAGATCGAGACTGGTGCCGGACATGGTCGCTTTGACCCGGTTGATGACATTGGATGCTGCCACGAGCGCTTCGCCGATACCGCTTTCGGTACCGAGTCCGATCGCTTTGGTGAGGTAGTACCCGACGCCAAACGCCCACTTGGAGGGCGAATGCTCGTCGAAACCCTCTTTTCCGGTAAACCAGCCCTTTATGATATTGACCAAGCCCCTGATCTGCGACTTGAGCCACGCGATCTTGTCTGAGATGCCGTTCCAGATCCCTATGATCAGATCTTTTCCGACATTGAAGAAGTCCGAGATCTTATCCTTGACCGGCTGCGTGATGTTGTCGCTGACGAGCTGCCCGATCGAGAGGAACACTTCAGAAAACCTTGCCACAATGCCTTCCCACATTTGCGCGATCAGCTCTTTGCCGCTCTCCCAGAGCTGTGGAGCCGATTCGATCAGACCTACCGCAATGTTCAGCACGATGCCGGGCAGCTTTGTCAGCAGCTCCGGCAGCGCGAGGATCAGCCCTTCTGACACGGCGAGGATGATCTGCAGCGCGGCTTTGTTCAGCTCGATCACGGTGTCGGGGTTGGTCAGAATGCTGACGATCTCCAACACCATGCCGACGATCGCCGGAATGAGCTCCGGAAGGCTCTGCCCGATGCCCTGCGCGAGCGCGATCACGATTTCGAGTCCTGTTTCAATCAACAGCGGAAGATTTTCGATCAGAAACATTGCGAGCATCATGACGACCTGCACGACTGCCTGCGAGATCGCATCCGCATTCTGCTGGATGGTCGTGAAGATACCGGTCACGATCTGGATCGCCGCGGTCACGAGCGTCGGTAAGATCTCCGGCAGCAGTTCGACGATCATGCCGGCGACAGCGGAGATGACATTGGAGAGTACACCCAAGAACACCGGTGCACCGCTTGCAACGCCTTCCACCGCCAGCCTGAGCTGTTCGGTGATCGCGTCGGAGATCGCGGTAATGTCCGATTCCTGAAACCCGTCGGACAGCGCGGTGGTGATCGTCGATAATATCTCGGTGATACCGCCGACGATCCCGCTGATGGAGGGCAGTGCCACAAGCGCGGCAAGCCGTCCGGCGGTTTCGAGCCGTGCGTTAACCTGCTGCATCTGATCGTCGAACCCGCCGAGCGCCGCAACCGATTCATCCGAGAGGATGAGTCCTGCCGCGTGCGCTTCAGCAGCGTATCGCAACAGCGCTTCCGATCCGGCGTCGATCAGGGGCTTCATATCCTGATACGACTTGCCGAAGATGTCCTGCGCTGCGATGTCGCGCTTTGTCGCATCTTCGATCTCGCCCAGTACATCGATCGTGTCGTAGAATACCTGCTCGGTGGATTTCATCTGTCCGCCCGCGCCGATGAGCGAAACCTGCATGCCGCCTGCGACGTCGATGTAGTCTCTGCCGCCTTTGACGGATTCACGCATGGCGGAGACGACCTTGCCCATGCCTTTTGTCATATCGTCCACTTCGGTATCGATAAACCGGGCGGCATATGCCCACTCCTGCAGGGTTTTAGCGGAGACGTCCGTCTGCGCAGTGGTCGTCAAGAGTTCATCTGCCCATTTGCCGGCGTTCTTCGTCAGATCAAAGATGGCTTTACCCGCCGCAACCGCGGCAATCGCAACCGCGCCGATCGCGATGCCGATACCCTTCAGCGCGCCTGTCGCTAGTGTTCCGGCGCTTCTCGCGAAAACGCTCCATTTCTCGCTGAAGTCGGACGTCTTCCTGCCGGTATGTTCGAGCGCTTCGCCGTTCTCGCGGATCTCGGTTTTGGTGGCTTCGAGCGCGGCTTTGGCGTGGTTGAGGTTTGTCTTCATCTGAACATACGCCGCGTCGGCCGGTTTCACCCCGGCTTCGTACATACGCTTGAGCGCTTTTTCTGCTTCAGATACAGCTCTCTGCTGCTCTGACATGGATTTGTTCAGCAGATCGTTTTTCGCCTTGAGCGCTGCAACGGATGTGTTGTTTTTGCCGAACTCCGCCGTCATGACCGCCGCTTCCGATGCGACGAGCTTCATGCTGTCTTTGATGGTCTTCAGCGCGCTGGCGTATTCTTTGTCGCCCTTGACCGCGATGGTCGGGCCGATGTTATAACCCACAGGGCAACCCTCCTTTTACCACGGGAACATCCGGTCGATATCCGCCTGCGTCGCGTTTTTGACCGCTTTATCGGTAGACGAGATACAGGCATCCAGAAACAGTCCTATGGTGATTTGATCCAGTTCGGCGACGGTAAACCCCATACGTTTTGCGACAAGCAAGTACGTGGGAACATCGATCGTTCCGCCGTCGCCGTCTACTTTTTTGACGTTTGCAGGCTCGCGTTCAGCAGCGGCTTCAGTTCGCCAAATATCTCGAAGATCGGAAACGACTCAAACGAATCGATCCAGTCCTCGATGTTGGGGTTGACGGAATCGTCAAATGCACGTGCCATGGTGTGCGCGATACCGTAAAACACCATGGTGTTCCAGTTCTTGCTGAGCTTGAACTGCGGCTCGTCCGTTTTCTTCTTGCCGAACTTCGGTTTAGGCTCTACCTGCTCCGTTCCGTCCGCGAGCGTCTGCAGATCGACAAACAGGTCTCTGCCGGTGGCGTTATAGTACCGGACAGGCAAAGACGCCGGCGCTTTGAAGCCGACGTCCTGTCCTGCGATCTTAAATACTTTTTCCATACCGTTTTACACCCCCGCAGCCGGTTCCTGCACGGCTGTGAACCAGTTGTTGTAGACGGTCGCGTCCGTGTCGCTCTTGGTGTACATCTGCACGAGATCGTCGCTTGCGCGCGGGCGCGCGGCAAACTTGACCTTAGTCGTATCCGGCGTGCGTGATTTTGCTGTTTTCGCCGCAACCTCCGGACGCGCGGTGACCACGCAGTCGTAAAGGGCGATCCTGCGGTTGTGTGCATCACCCTGAAACTGCGCCAGCAGCGCGAACTGAGAATAGACCTGCCCGGAATACTCCATGGCGACCTTCTTGCTGTCCTCCCGCATGGCGAGTATAGCTGTCGCAATCGCTGCAGGAATGTACGCGGTCTCAAGCTCACCGTCGTATCCTTCGCTCTTGTCGATCATGACAAGGTCGCGGTTGTCCGCTTCAAACGGCTCGATGTTGCCTTTGGGCGACAGTGTCAGGTTTGTGGCTCCCGGCCACTGGATGAGCGTGCCGTAGGAATAGACGCCGTCCGTGATGGTCACCGGCGCGATGGCCACGCGGCTGACACCGTAACGAATCTTATTCTCCATGTGATCTCCTAACTCCGGCCGAACACGGCCAGCGCGTAATGGTGCTTTTGTGTTTCTTTCTCGTACTCCACATACCGGCTCTCGAGCACCACGATATCCGCCGCGCGCAGCAGCGCTTTTGCAGATGTGATCAAGGTGCGGTAATTATCGCCGAGGTGGAACTCGATGTTGACGTGTTCGTCGACGACGTAATCGTCGTTATCTGCTTCAAAACCGCGCTCGTAATCCGGTACGAGGACATAGTGGTCGATCGAAGGGTTGACCACACAGATGCCGACGCCGTGCTTGAGCTTCAGCGGCGCGAGCGCTGTGTCGATCGTTTCAAGAACCGGCAAGTTTCCCCGCCTCCTCGTCGTAGATTCGCTGCATTTCGGCGACACACTCCGGCTCCGCTGCCGCGCAGGCGGCGTTCAGCCAGGGACGCGCGGGCTGCGCGTTTCTGCCGCTGCGGCCGTGCTCGTAGACGTTGAGTGCGAGCGCTGCGGGAGTGCCGGAGTCCGTTTTGCCCCGGAACTGCACCTGCGCAAACCAGCCGTAAGCGTTCTTGCGCGCGGCTTTCATCTTCACGTACCGGACGAATGTCGCGTTGGCGCTCTTGATCTTCGTGTACAGGATGCGCAAGCCGGTGCTAACCATGTTTTTGAGCACGCTGTCCGTGCTGTCGCCGAGCTTTGCCAACATCTTTTCATATGCGCCGAACCCTTCAAACTTCACCGTCGCCATATTGTTACTCCGTAACCCGTGTGCAGACGAGCTCGATGGTGTCCTGCCCGGTTTTGTAGCCCCGCACAACGCGATATTCGATGTCTCCGCCCGCGGCGTGATGCACCAGCTTCTGATACCCGGCGTAGTCGATGGGCGAAACCTCAAACACTGCGTCTACCGTGCGGCCGTTTGCGTCAGCCGCGTAGAATTCGCTGCGCACGACGCTCTTTTCTTTCGCCCAGCAGGACTTGCTGGAAACGGGCGTCACCTGCTGAAAGGTGGATTCCGTGACTACGGTCTTGATGAGCGTAATCCAATCAGCTCTCATCCTCGGTCACCGGCCTTTCCTGCAGCCACCGCTCACGGATGGCGAGTGTGAGCCATACTGGCCTGCCGGTGGTCCGGTCGCGGCTGAGAAGATTGTCCGCGGCGAGGTTCGCCACGAGCATGCTGTCCTCAACCGTGTCCTGCAGCAGGATGCCTTTCTTTGTCAGCTCTGCAGCCGCGGCTCTCAGCGCGCTGGTCCAGTACTCCGTCAGAGGAGCGGGTGTAGCAACACCGGGTCGGTCCAGCCGCCCCATGAGCAGTGCAAGCGCCGTTGTTTCGTTATATGCCACTCCCGCATCCTCCTATCCGATATTCTTACGCCTTCGGTACCGCCGCGGCTTTGCCGGACTTGATCACGCGGCTCGCCGCGTCGAGCTCGACCACCGTGATGGTCTTGCCTGCCGCGCAGGTGATCTGCGTGGTGCCGGACGTGAGCGCGGTGTAGCCCACCACCTTGTCGCCGGTGGCGACGGTGAAGTCGCCGATCCGGAACTTGAGCGTGGTGCCGCTCTCTTCCTTGCCGTTGACCGTGAGTACGGTGTCACCGGATGCGATGCCTGCCGTGGCCGTCACGCCGAGTACGCCAAGCTCCGTGTTCGCGTAGTCGATCGGGAACGCGGCAGAGGTTGCGGCGTCGGTGTTGTCGTAGCTGACCATAACAAATGCCTCCCCGATCACCGGTTTGCCGTCGTAGCGCGCATATCCCTTGAATACAGTCTGGTTCTCAAAAAAACGCACATGCTCGGACGATTCGATCTTCTGCCCCTCGCGCTCGGAGAGCAGGTAGAGGGAGCCGAAACCGCCGACGATCTCGTAATCTGCGACGAGCTCGCACTCTTCGATCGTGCCGCCGATCACAGGGAACGTGCCGTCGCCAGCCGTCAGCAGCGCGGCAGGGATGAACGCGAGCGCCTTTGCCTTGATATCCATGTGCGTGGCGCGGTTCATGACCCAGAAGGCCTTGCCGTCCGAGTAGAGCGGGTTCGCCGCGCCAAGCGCTTTCACCAGCGCGATGAAAAATGCAGCGCCCGTGCTGTCCGCGATGTTGAGCTTTTTGATGTTGGTCTCATGCAGGTCCGTCCAGGCGCGCGCGTTGGTCTCCCAGCTGCCCGGCTGCGCGGTCTGCTGCAGTCGTGTTACGATGCCAATGGGCATCTTGACGCCGGTGCCAAACAGAATCGCGCGGTCGAGGCCGAGGCCGATGGCTTTGCCGAGTGCGTCCATGATCTCCGCGCCGAGGTTCATGTCGCTGTCCTCGAGATACACGTTGGAGATCGGAATCCAGCCGCCGATCATGTAGCCGTCGACCTCGATCTGGTTGAGCGTGAGGTCGAGCTCGTTCAGAGAGCCGACCGCTTCGATCCAGACCGCCTCGGGAATCGCGCCCATGATGTTCTGGCGCGCTTTGCCCTTAACGCGCTTGATGGTGATGTGCTTTGCCAGTTTGGAGAACTGCGTCATATAGTCGCGCAGCAGCTCCAGCATGACGTCCGGGATTGTCAGCGTGGTATTGGTGACCGCGCGCGTCTGGCAGCTCGAGCGGATCTGCGCGAGGAAGGACTTGATGTCCTCTCGCGCGAAAAACACGTCGCGCTCTTCGTGGGACATGCCAAAAAATTTGGTTCTGTTAGCCATGCCGGGTTCCTTTCTGCTCCGAATGTCCGGGAGCGCGGGTTTGGGCGCTTTGGGTGGTGCACTGCGGGTGTCCAGTTGCTGCACCTCGGTTTCGAGGCCGCTTACGATGCCGTCGAGCCGCGCCTGTTCCGTTTCGTGCGATGTGAGCTCCTGCTCGAGCGCCGCTTGCTCCGACTCGATGGCGTTTGCTTCCTGTTCGACCGCATCTCGCTCTTCCTGCGTCGACTCGGCGCTGAGCTCGTTCAGGGCATTCTCCGCCTCCTGTTCGCGGGTCCGCAGCGCTGTCTGCCGTTCGTCCAAAGCCGCGCGACGACTTCTATGGTTATCCGCTTCGGCAGATGCCGCTTCTAATCTTTTTCGCAGCATGAGCTGTTTAAGTGCCATGTATGCATCCTCGCTTTCATCTTCTTTTGCCAGAATTCAAACGACTGAGCCATGCGAAGGGAGCGTGCGACAGCTTCCGTTTTTTCGTAGGCCGGAAACGTGACGATGGAGCCTTCGTAGAGCTTGACCTCCAAGATCGTCCAGTGCTGCGTACCGTCCGCGTTGATGCGGTAGTCCTCTCTAAGGATGTCGAATCCCACGGAGCACTGCGACACGTCGCCGCGCTGCACGCGTGCGTAGAGGTTTATGGCGTCCTGATCGTGTTCGTTGATCTCCACGATGCCTTTGAGACCGTAGTTGTCGATCGAAAGCAACAGCGTGCCGGCCTTGGTGCGGCCGAGCACTTTGGAAGGATCGTGATTGGTGAGGCAGCGCACATCTGCGGTGAGCGCGCCGTCGAACGCATGTGGATCGAAGCTCTCAGTTGCGCCCGGCCACATCTCGTAGACGTCGCCGAACACGGCAAAATACGTTTCGATCGTTCGTTTGCCGTCTGATTCCTCCGCGCGCAGCTGCGTCGGCTGAATACTGCGGAACCGGCGCTCCTGTTCACGCTTTTTCTCCATCTGCGTCCGCTCCTTTCTTGCCGGTGAGTTCCAGCTTTTTTTGTTCTCCGATTTTGGAATACGGGATGTAGTTCTCCAGGATTGCGAGCTCGGAGAGCCCGTCCCGGGGATCGTAACCCAGCGCGTCGCGGGCTTCATTTCTGTCAATGATGGCTCGGTCCACCAGATTGCAGTTCACTTCGCCCAGTTCGGTGATGGAGTACGCATACAACGAGCGTGGATTGAACCGGAAATACCAGTTCGGGGAGATGAGCAGTTTGCGTGTCAGCTCCTGTTCGATCGCACGCGCTATCGGTAGCACGACGATGCGAATAAAAGCGTTGAACTCATCCTGATCGAATTTCCCGACGCCCACCAAAAAAGGCGGCACACCGATGATCGCCGCCGCCGTCCTCTTATCCAGGTTGATGCTGTCGATGATCGCCAGATCATTTAGATTCAGCGGAGCCACTTTCTCGATGGCGAACGCTTCTGCCGGTATGAACCACGGCTGCCCATGTTCGGAGCTGCTCAGATACTGCTCCGACAGCTTCCTGCGTCCTTCTGCGGAAGCGAACTCTTCCGTCAATCCATCCACCTTGACGATGATCGACGGAGCAGGGCTTTCCATGAGCGCCGCGGCGGTGTTCCGCGCGCGGGCGAGTTGCCGTGCGACGCTCTTAAGAAGAACAGCATGCCCCAACCCGCGCCACGGATGCTCCGGATCAGGGTTGAGGATGAAGTGCAGCACTTCGTCATGCTCGAACCGCTCCCCGCGGATGAGCAGATCGTAACCGTACTCGCGATCGAGGATGGAGTATTTGTTCCGCGCGAGCGGCTCGATGTCGTCCAAGAGGTTTCCGCGGTAGTGCGGGATCTGGATGCTGTTGCCGCCGATGATCATGTCCTTGACGATGGTCTCGATCCACGCTTTTCTCGTGATGAACTTACATGGCGTGATGTCCACCTTGCGGGAAAGCTCGTTCTTGATCCGTTTATCGCCGTCGCGCGCGTTTTCCATGAGGTGGATCGTCATGGAGCTCACGAGATCCGCAATCCGCTGGATCGCGGTCTGGATCTCGGGGTTTTCGCTGAGCGGTGTGTACCCGGTCAGGAGGTTATACGTATCAGGTGAACACAGCCACGTCAGTCCGCTGACCGTTCGCTGCTGCGTTGGTGCGCGTGTCTGCCGCGCGTGTTTCTTTGCCATATCTAATCTTCCTCCAGCCATTTCTGGGCTTTCCGGCTGCGCTCGAGCGATTCGAGCATCCGGACACACGCAAAAACAGAAGCATCGAACACGTCGATCCGCTGCTCCGGCTCGATCTTGTCATACTGGATCATGTCGTCGGTCTTTTCGATGGCGTGCACGTTCTGCACGCAGTATTCAAACGGAGCCGCATGGCAGTAGTACAGCTGCCTGTTCATTGCCTTGACCTCGATGTGCCGGAAACCCTCCGACTTCTTGTAGAAGTACTGCGGCTGGTCGATGATCTTGAACCCCGCGGAGCGCATGCCGATGAAATACTCTCGGCAAAATTTGCGGTCATGGCCGATCTCCGCGATGGAGAAACCTGCCGCGCGCATCTGCTTGAACCAGTTCACGACCTCGGCGTGGTTGACCGTGGGTGCGTTGCTCATGGTGAGCCAGCCGTCATCCTTCCACCCGAAGAGCGGGATGTTGTCCTCGTCCGCCTTGCGATATGCCGCCGTAATGGGAAACCAGCAGTGCGAGATGACGATGTCCACATCTTTGTACGTGCCGTACAGCGCAGCGGTGGTGAGATCGTGCAGGCGCGAGAGATCCGCGCCGCCGTACCAGCGGATCGGGAGCTTCGATAGCTGCTCGATCGTCCAGTTGTACTCCGCGTCGCTTCTGCGGAACTCCTCGATGTCGAAGTACGCCTTCATGGCGGACGTAAAGATGTTCAGGCGCTTGGCCAGAAAGTCTTTTCGTTGCTGCGGATCGTTCTGCGCCTGGATCGCGTCGTCCATGATCTCGGATGGACGGATGGAGATGCCGTAGTTCGGGTTTGCCTTTTCCTGCTCGGCGGCACTGGTGTAGTCCACATCGCCGTTGAGATCTTCGTCCGCTTTGCAGATGAAGATGAATAACTGCTCGTCCGGGCACGTCCGGTTCAGCACCCTGCGGCAGTATTGCAGCCGCTGATAACAGAACCCGGTGGGGTTGTCGCCGCCGGTCGTGATCCCGATGCAGAGTCGGTTGCTGTACGCCTTTCCCGATTCTTTGATGACGTTGTACTGCTTCGCGCTTTTGTAGGCGTGCAACTCGTCGCAGATCTGGATGTTCGCCACTAGCGAGTCCTGCTTGTCGGGGTTGGCGGCAAGCGCCTCGATGCGCAGCGAGCCGGACACCTTGCCCTGATCGATAAACGTCCTCGTGATCGAATGCTCCGCATTATTGTCCAGTACGCGAAACTTTCGCAGCTCGCCCATCTGGTCAAGGTTGAACAAAATATGGTCAAACGCCTGCCGCGCCTGCTTGAGCGCAGCTCCCACGATGTAGATGCGCGACCCGCTCCGCCGTTCGAGAAATGCCAGCGCCAACGCAAGCGCCGCAGAGAACGGGGTCTTGCCGTTTTTCCGCGCAACAAAAAGGAACGCCTCTTTAAAGCGGCGCTCCTTCGTTCCCTTCAGCCGGAAGCCGAGCAGGTTGTAGACGATGAACTTCTCCCACGGTTCGAGCAGTAGCGGCTTACCTAGCAGCGGTTCGCCCCGCAGGGATTCGCCCTCTTTGTGTCTGACGCATGTTTCGATGAACCGGATGACGAACTCCGGGTCTTTGCAGTCAAACTCGTAGCCGGGGTTCTCTAGGTCGCGGAAGAACCGCTCGCACTCCTGTATCTTCTCCCGGCAGGCGATCTTGCGTCCGTCCAGGATACTCCGGGCATATTCGACGACGACATCATATCCGGTCGGCTTCATTTAGAAACGCGTCCAGCTGCGAAGCGTCGCGATCACTGCCGGGCGTTCGTCGCATGGACGGGTCCTGCTGGCCGAGATATTGTTTCCCGAGCCAGATTGCCATGCTGGGATTGCGCTCTGCGAGCTTGAACTGAGAGCGCAGCAGAGATGCTTTCCCATATGCCCGGAAGCGGGATTGCACTCCTTCAAAAGTGTACTTATATTTATCCCTGACGATGCGGTCGAGCGTCTTTTCCGAGACGTCCATAACGGCGCAAATATCCGCTTTTGAGCACTGGATTTTGCAGAGGGCTTCGAACTGCTCAAAGTCCCTAGCTGTCCATGTTTTTTGGGGTCTGGGCATGCTATTTCACCCTCCTTTTTCCGGGGAGTTTTTCCCTATACCCCCTTTATTTATTGCGCACACTTGGAAAAGGGGATGGCCCCCGGTCGCGGTATCTTTTTCATCGATTCCACTGACCGGGGGGCCTAAGGCCTGCCACCTTTTTCCGGGTGCCGTTTGCTGTGGCACTTGTGGCAGAGCGCGATGCCGTTGCAGATGCTGTACGCGAGGTCAGGCCGCTCACTGATCGGTTCGATGTGGTGCGCAACGTCAGCTGCCACCGTCCTGCCGTACCGCTTGCAGTCTTGACAGAGATACTTGTCTCTGCGCATGACTGCTGCAGACCAGTCACGGTGTCGCTGCTTGTTGTACGCAGGATTCGCTGACACTTGCTGTCCCTTCCCTGATGCACGCGTCCTCGCTGCAATAGAGCACGCCGTCGTCGTCCGCAGCACACGCGCACCGGATGCATGCGTCGCTGTGCACGATCCTGCTCACGCTTTCGCCTTTCCGTATGTGCCGTTCAAGTGAGCACTGCACTCGCTTAGTTCCTTTTGCAACCGCTTGATATACCTGCCCAGGTCTCTGCGGCGATATCCGCTTGCGCGTTGATACTCCGCCTTGACCTGCTTCAGCTTCGCCTTTTGCCCTGCAACGTCAACCATGGATCGGCACCGCCGTTTCCCCGGTGAACTTCTCCCACCGGTCGATGATCACATCCACGTACCGCGCGTCTTTTTCCATGCAGTAGCACACGCGCCCGTTTTGCTCCGCGGCGATGATGCTCGTGCCCGAACCACCGAAGAGGTCGAGCACCACGTCGCCGCCCTTGGTGTTGTTCTGCATCTGATAATCGAAAAGTGGGATCGGCTTCATGGTCGGGTGCTCCTTGCTGCGCGTCGGTCGGTCAAACTCCAGCACGGTCGTCTGTTTACGATCGCTCGCCCAGAGGTGTCCTGCGCCTTCCTTCCAGCCGTAGAGGCACGGTTCGTGCTTCCACTGATAGTCCTGCCGTCCCATGACCATGCTGTTCTTCACCCAGATCAGGCACTGGCGCACGGTGAGCCCTGCCTCCTGAACCGCCGCACGGAAGACATACCCGTTCGAGTCCGCGTGCCAAATGTAGAACACCGCGCCCGGCTTCATGTGCTCCTGCGCGTTGGTGAATGCCTTGACGAGGAACTCCAGAAACGCGTCGTCCGACTGCGCATCGTTTTCGATGGTGAGCTCTTCCTTCGTCTTGCCTTTGTAGTCCACGTTGTAAGGAGGATCGGTCAGCAGCAGGTCCGTCTGCGCACCGTCCATGAGGAGCACGACGTCCTCCGCGTTCGTGCTGTCGCCGCACATGAGTCGGTGCCTCCCGAGACGATAAATTTGTCCTTCTTTGCTTCTCGGTGTCGCTGGCAGCTCCAGCTCATATCCATCGTCCACGACTTCTTGCTCCAGCTCCGGCAGATCAAATCCGGTGATGGTCACGTCAAACCCGAGATCGTCCAGAAACTTCAATTCCTCATTCAACAGGCCGATATCCCACGTCGCGTGCTCGGCGAGGCGGTTGTCCGCGATAAGGTATGCGCGGCGCTGCGCTTCGGTGAGGTGCTCTACGAAGATGCACGGCACCGCGGTCATGCCTTCCGCGATTGCCGCAACGAGCCGCCCGTGCCCAGCGATGATCTTCTTGTCCTTGTCGATCAGGAGCGGATTGACGAAGCCGAACTCCCGCAGAGAGCGACGCAACTCCATGATCTGTTCGTCGCTGTGCTTGCGGGCGTTGCGCTCGTCCGGTTTGATCTCGGCGACCGGAACGATCTGGAATTTATCGGTGAGATGCATGTTTCCTCCAAAAATGAAAATGACGCCACTTGGCGTCGTTTTTTTAAACTATCGAAGTCTCTTCAAATACTCATGGTGTTATTTTAACATGCTGAATTCAGACATTGGGGGACATAATACACGTTTTATATCAAGAAAATAAAGCGTAAGAGGAACTACTGCTTTCAAAAAAAACATATCGAATCACCAAAAATCGGTCGTTGAGAGAAGGAAATGCGTATAAATGAAATACCTCCAACAAATTGGAGGTATTCTTCACACGACTCAATTAGAGCACAAACGGCATATCCGCCTTATGTGATTAGATTATATTATGTCATAATTGACATGTCAACATTTTTATTGCCATCAGCAGGAATTATACTATCATCTTTTAATCTTTTATTCTCAGATTCAAGAATAGCAAGTTGTCTTTCCAATTCTTCAACCGTATCTGACAAATTATCCCTTTCACGGATAGTACTATCCAATCTGTTTGTTAAGTCAGCATTGTTTTGTTTGATTGTCTTAAGCAGATAATTCCGAGGTTCAAATAGATCAAGAAATATTTTTTCATATAATTGATCAAATAAAAGTTTAGATATAATCCCTGTGTTATTCAAAACTCTTGACTTACTAATCCATTTAGCGTCTCTAGTCATTATAACAGTCTTTTTCGAAAACCCATCCGCGATATCCCCAACTAAATATTCATCATATAGGTTTCCTGTTTTGGGGTTATATGCTTTTTTAATTTTACTTGATGAACAAGGGACCACGAACAACTTATCATGTGAGTTTTTTAGTACAATTGCAAAATGCTCATACGAAAGCTCATTACCCACATTTTGTCCTAGATCAACAAGGATAATATCTCTTAAACTATATTTGTTAATGAAGTAGGTTTTTTTTCTTTTGATATAGATTTCATTTGACTCTATCCATAAAAGCAATTCGAATTTTGTGAATTCGCTTCTAATAAATTCATCGGTATTATCTAAGGTATTTGTAAGTTGATCAATTGTATTTTGGCACTTCACACAATCGGATATTTTACTAGCAGGATTTGATTTTTCTTGTCTCAAGAATGCATGGTCGACCACTTTCATAAGGTAACCTCCGCCAACGTTGGCGCTATTATATCATTTAATAATAGTAAACTAAATAGTTAAATCACTTCTTTTGTGTTGCGAAAAAAATAATACTAGATCCTATTGGATATTCTCTTACATTGTCGTTCGCAGTACTTTACTTTTTCTGCGATCTTCCTCCAACTCAAACCCTCAACATGCCTCAGTCTTAAAACCTTCTCCTGATTCTCCGGCAGCTTCGCCAACTCCGCATCAACGAACAAAAGCTGCTTTTCCAGCGCAATCATTTCCCCGGTCAGCTCGCGCTCCAGCTCGTCAAGCTCTGCGGCATGCTCCGCAAGTCGATCCCGTGTCGGATCGCTGCGCCCACAATCACCAAGTTGCTGTTGGGTGTATTCCGCGCGCGAGCGGAGCCGCTCGATCTGCTCCTTCAGTGATTCCACGCGCAGCTTCTGCCGCCGCACATTTTTTAAGTCATCTATCGTCAAATTGATCTCCTCCCCGTTGACAGTTTGTTCCTGCCGCGATATTATGACCATGAACCCGCGACGAGCTATTGAGGGCAATTGGAGTCCAGAGAGAGCTTGTTGCGGGTTTTCTTTGTCATGATCTAACCAATCTCTGCAAGATCGATATTCGTTTCCTGCTCCAATAGCACCGCCTGCTTGCTCCTATCCATCAGCGCGAGCACATCCTTCGGGATCTTCGCTTTCTGTTGCTCGGTCGCCAATGCCGCGCGATACGAGCGCATGAAGTTCGACTGGATCACCGGCATGCTCTCCATGTCCGTCATCGCCCATTGGCAGAGCTGAGACGCGCTGCCGACTGCGCGTTGGATCACCGGTGGTAAGGAGAGAAAATCCGCGCGCGTGGCGTAACAGCTCATCTTGCCGCGGACAATGTTCCACGCCTCTGCTTCGGTCATCGCATCCGGCTGCGTCAGCTTCGCAATCGCCGCTTTGATGGCACCGATATGCGGAGGGAAGCCTTTTTCGTCCGAAGCGATAAATGTCTTTACCGCAGCGCTGACCAGGCCATATGTGTCGTCTTTAAACATCGTTGCCCAAAGAAAAACAGTATCGTCATGATCTTTCTCACTCACGTCCTTATAAAAACTCGGATATGCTATCCGAAGAATCGTCAAAATCTTCGCGGACTCCAATTTGTCCACTTCGTCTGGCCTCCTCCATCAACATTCGTTTAAACGGGTTCGATGTATCGTGGTCGGGTGGCTTTGCAGGTTCCCGGCCCTCCCAAGTCCGCACCGCCGCCTGCCAGTCCTTCATCGGCTGATTCCCGACACGCCAACCCTTCGCCTCGTAGAAGTCAAAGAACCGCTGCGGATCGACGGTGTTTCGTCGTTCACGACAATACTCACGAATATCCGCCACCGTGGGTTTGGTGAAGCGGCGTGGCTTGTCCGCGCAGAATGCTTTCGCATTCTCTTTTAAATTCTCATTCGCATTAGCTTTCTCTTTTTCTTTCGTTTTAGCTTTCTCTTTCTCTTTAGGTTCGCTCATGATTACGGTTTGGTTATCGCTAGGTTTCACCATGGTTTCCGTTTGGCTTTCGCTTGATTCTTCGTCGGTTTCTTGATGGTAATCGCATGGCTCTTCATCGAACAATTTTAACGGTCGTCCGCCGCGCGCCCCGGCATCACGTCTGCGATTGTTCGCATCAATCTGCGGGCGCATCAAAGTAAAAAATCCGCGCGCGATACCGTCATGATCAAAATCAGGCTCTATGTCATATAGCGCATAATCAGCGATCGCATTGTAAAGAAGAACCTGCGTTTCCGCAGGTAAGCCCTTCATCGCACTTCTGAATGATTCGTAGAAAATAAATCCGTCGCGCAAGGTTTCGTCCTCTTTTCATCGTTGCTGCTCAGTTTGTAGGCATATTCAAACAAGCCCATGCTCATCCAAGGTTGATCTATCCTTGCGACAGGTTCCCAAATAAAAGCTCGCTTGATTCAAGATGGAGTTTTCTAGCCATCGCATCGATCTCACCGAGTGTGAAGCGATTCGGGCATGCGAGTCTGGCGTAGAAAGTACGCTCAGCCAAGTCGACCACAGCTGCCATATCTGACGGTTTGATACCTCGTATGCCCATCTCGTATTTCACGCGCTCTTTTAAGTTCTTTGTCGAAAGTTGTCTCGCCATATACCCTCCGATGAATTATTCGCTCTGCTTGTACTCAGCGAAAAGATCGTCTTTCGAGATATCAGGAAAGAATCGCGATTGAATGATACACGTCTCACTCCAACTAAATCTGGTTCGTCCTTCGATCTTGTTATATAGCGCTTTGGTGCTAACGCCGATCGAATCAGCAACAGCTCGCATTCTGATACCACGATCAAACAGCGCCGTCCTGAATCTCATGTGTTCCATCTGATGCCCTCCGTGTTCACTTTGCGGTACTTCGTTGCGATTACTATAGTGCCATCGTTTGAACTTGTCAATCCTCATTTTTAGTCGCATGTTCCTACATAGGAACTATTTTGCTTGACATAGAAGAAAAAGGATGTTAGCATCTGCATGAGGTGATATATGTGGCACTGGATCAGATAAATCGAATACGTAAACTAAAACATTTAACCATTGAAGATTTATCACAAAAATCAAATGTTCCTCTTAGCACTGTTAAAAAGATTTGCGCTGGTATAACTACAAACCCTAATCTTGATACTTTAATCGCTATAGCTAATGCATTGGAAAGTTCACTTGATGATATTGCGGCTCCTGAACCACCGAAAATAACCGCGGCAGCCGCGCATTTTGATCTAGAAACACTTACCCCGGAAGGGATAGAACATTATCAGCAATTTATTGAATTTTTAGCAGAGAAGTATTCAAAGAAATGATTTTTATGGGCACAAGAAAGAATGAATAGATTTGAAGAGTTTGAGAATGAAGCCACTATCCTGGGTATCGAAGTGATTGATACCGAAATACCAGTATTTGGTATGAATGCGGTTTATTTGAGCCTTTCAGGCATTGACCGGATTTTTCTTCGAAATAGCGGCACCGTCCGCGATAGAGCTTGCTGGATCGCGGAAGAGCTCGGGCATCATCACACCGGTCAGAATCAGGTTTTGCGCTACTGCTCTGCCAATGACTGGCGCGCAGAAGCCCGCGCGCGAAGATGGGCACATATGCGGTTGCTCTCTCCGGACGCTATTTTTACCGCCGCTCGCAATACGGATGATATCTATGAAATTGCAGAAGCTTTGGACGTCAGTACTGAGTTTCTAAAAGAATCGATCGATGACTTCCAATCAAAAGGTATTTGGTCGTCAACGTTTGTGGCTGTAGGCGAACTAGAAATATAAAAAACCGCCCCGGTGCTGGAACACCGAAGCGGCGAGTGCAGAGAAATTTGCCTGTGGTAGGGTCCTTTTTCTGCGCCTTCAATACTATCAGAAAATCAATAATGCCACAAGCGCTATAGCAATTAGCCTTTACATTTCGGTATTATTGTGCAATAATACGAACACACGTTCGCTTTTGCTGATAGGAGTAGAAAAGATGGTTACAAAGTATCAAATACGCGTTCAGGTGCGCTGCAAAAAATATGGCGCGAAATTCCCACGAACAATGTTCGTCACAGTGTCGGAAGACGACGGCATGCCGCAGTTCCCGCCCTATACAGATGGCTGCCGCGCATGTTCCATGATGGCACCGTGCCCGGCATGCATCGCATATGTCAAAAACGAGGTGTTCCGATCCATGCCGCTCGCAAGCGGGACGACGATAGAGATTACACCTGTTATATAGCTACAGCGGCATAGGAAGGAGCATCTATGATCGAAGTTGCATATGAGGATTTCGAAAAGTATTTGGACCAGTACTTCAAAGAATTATTGAATGGCAAAGAGTGCATCACCGTATGCAAGGATGGTCGAAAGATAGTTTTAATGGATAACGTGAACTACCGGATTTTGAATTCGGCATTCGAAATAGCTCAGTCAATTTTAGAGAAGTAAACTCTATGGATATACTCAGGGAGGCGAAAGCGTGATTAAGGCAAAGCAATTACCATCTGGTGCATGGCGTGTTCAAGTCTTTAATAAGGGCGGCACCCCTCGCTACATATCATTCACCGCAGATACCGCTGATGAGGCAACCTATCAGGCCCTCGAGTGGAAACGAAGTCGAGAGCGAAAAGCGCAGGTGGGCTTGACCGTCGGTGAAGCAATCGACCAATACATCGACCTAAAGGATGGAGTACTCTCCCCGACGACCATTGCGAACTATCGTGGTATCCGAAGAAACAACTTGAAAAAGCTAATGGATACACCGATCAAAAAGTTGACACAAAGCATGGTACAGCAGGCGATAAATGAGGAAGCGAAAATGATATCCCCGCGCACACACAAACGTCATACACCCAAGACGATATCAAATGTACATGGCTTATTGTCCGCATCGATTCATATGGTCGATCCGGACTTTGTTTTACGCACGACACTACCGGCGAAGCAAAAGAACATCGTAGAGCTATCTCCAGCAAAGGATGTCATCGACGCTGTGCGTGGCACGAACGTTGAACTACCGGTGCTCCTTGCCGTATGGCTCTCCCTCTCTATGTCGGAAATCCGCGGTATACAGGTCAGCGCCATTCGTAACGGATTTCTGACAATAAAGGAGTCGGTGGTTCAGGTTGACGGAAAAGCGGTATCCAAGAAAGCGACCAAAGCATATGAGCGAACACGGATGCACGCCATTCCTTCCTACATCATGCGATTGATCGAGCAAACTCCGGCTTGGAAAGAAGGCAAGGGATATCTCGAACTGCGTTCAGGGAAAGCAGTCACGAACCGCTTTCAACGCGTCATAACGAACGCAGGACTGCCCCACATGCGCTTTCACGACCTACGCCATCTGAATGCCTCGGTCATGGTTGCACTCGGCGTACCGGACCTCTACGCCATGGAACGCGGTGGCTGGAAAACAAAGAGCACGCTCAACCGAGTCTACCAGCATACCTTCTCTGCGGAACGGCAAGCAGTCGATCAGAAGATCGATCAGTATTTCGAAAGTCTAATGGTTTAATATCCGAGTGAAGTGCTCAATTATCGAGATTAACTATATCAATGTACTTGAGCTAATCGCTATTGTTCGAATGATGCTGAACATCAATTTACTCGATTTGAATTGTTCCTAATTTTTGCGCTGATGCCATTAGGACACGCTCAATAAAGGCTGCTTGAGTCTTAAATTGTGAAGTGACATTTCGTATTAAGCACAATATAATAGTATTGTAACGTCGATTTTTTGTCGCATGAAATTCGATAAGAGATTCTTATTATCATGTGAAGCAAAGCAGTGTACGATTTGTCTTTCTCGGTATTTTTGGGGGGGCTTTAATGAGACTCGATAACTATGATAAGGAACAGCAAATTCTAAATGTTCTTGAACGAAAAGGTGTGTATCTTACCGCCAGGGAGATTGCAGAGTCCATTTACGGAAAAGGGAAACACCAATCGATCGTTTTCAGCAAGTTAGAAGATATGGTGAGAGATCGAAAACTGATTAAAGCTGGAGTGCAACAACCTTACTCATATAGGATCCCAACTTGTACTATCACAAGACATCAAGATGAAACGCCGAAAATTGCATCCCAACTTTTCAATCCTTCGAACATTTTACTAGATAGGAATGTGTTATTTGAAAAGGCGAATGCTTACCATTCATTAATTCAAAGTGATTCTCATGCACGTTATTTATCGTGGGAACACTGTTACTGCTATTTTTATGAAAACCATTCTTTTGCTTCTTCGAACACTAAAGACTTTGCTTGTTTACACTTAGCGTGGTATTTAGCTAGTTGGGGTATGCTGCGTAATAGTTTCTTGATGCAGAAAGACTACCGAATCCATATGGACGTTATCGAAATTATCTTTTCAAAAGAATACTCAAGTTTGTTTGGTGCTTCAATCGATAGCGTTAATGAAATCGAAGACTTTATAAACATAGTTTTTTCACTTTCTGACTGTATTCGTAGAGCTTACTTGCCTTTTGCTAGAGAATGTAATGCAGAGGTCAGCGATACGTTAATAACTAAAGTGCTTTTAGGAACGCTTGGTTGTGTTCCAGCATACGATCGTTTCTTCAAATATGGACTAAAAGCAACTGGAATTGCAACTCCCAATTTCACCAAAGATTCGATAAGAAGCCTTGCTGGATACTATAATCTGAATCGTGCTTTATTTGGTGACATATCATTTAAAATTAACCAGAAGATCGACTATACACCAATGAAAATTCTCGACATGTGCTTTTGGCAGATAGGATATGAGTCAAGCAAAGAAGAAGCGTATTGATTCAAAAATTAAAATGAGTCCTTTCTGTATTTACAAGTAAAATTTTAAGTTCTTAACACAGCAAACCAAAGTAAGGAATTTAGAAGAATGTATTATCAAGCAAAAAGGCGCTCAATTACTTATTGGAGGAATTACAGCTCCGCTATTATTATTGTTTTTTAGTAGGCTAGAGTAAGGTTTTTATGACGAAGGAACACTATGAAATACTATAAAAAAGAAAAAGTGTACCCAAATGAGGCTTTTATCCAAAGTGCCATAGAAAAGTATTTTTTGGCTGAAGGTTACAAAATTGAAAAAGATGATCAAATTGATTTGGTTGCTGAAAAACTCAATGATAAATGGGTTATCGAAGCGAAAGGCGTGACTTCTCAGATAACTGTTGACTTTAATACCTGCATCGGGCAATTAGTGAAAAGTATGGTTTCTCCACTAATAAAGTATGCAATAGCTTTACCTAATGAAATCAAATATAAATATCAAAGTCAAAGATTACCTGATTACTTCAGAGTAAAAAATGATGTACACATAATAGTCGTTGATGAACGCGCTCAAATTCAAATAATTTATCCATCTGATGTTATAGAGACCAGTTGGGTAGTATTGAGTGAGTAG